GCCGCGTAGACGGACGTGACGATATCCACGTCATGGCCAATGAGCCGCATCAGTGCGCTGTCAGTGACGTCCGTTCCGTTGCGCTGGGCGAGCACGTCCTTGTCCCAGAAGATCAGTTCATCAAACTTGTTTTCGATTGCGTATGCTGCAATTTCGTTGCGTGCGATCTGCACTGCTGGGCCGTCGAGTAGAACCCAGTCCAGTTTAACATTCGGGATTTGAGCGGACGCCAGAACCAGGCTGGTCCGAAAGTACGATTTAGGAATCTCACCTTTTAGGGGAGTTCCGATAAGGATGCGTTTAGTGGCCATGGGTTAACCCTGTAGCAGTTTTAGCTTTTTTGGAGTCAAAAACTAACTCCACCTCTGGGTATTAGGAATGCTAATAGTTAAAAGTTATACAGACTAACCATTGGCTATTACAATTCATTCTGCTCAGGGTGCGCCATGATTACGAAACTTGAATCCCACGAGTGGCTGGTTGAACCAGACGTTGCCGGTGCAAGGGAGTATGCTCGCCTGTCAATTTACCCTGAGGTCGATGGGCTTAACATTGACGGTCAGGGCATCATCCCGTGGCAGGATCTAAAGTTGCAAAGCTCGGTTTACTGCGCTCTGGCAACCTCTAAGAAGAAACAAAAGAACAAATAACATTATGCCACTTGGCGACGTACATTTTTGCGACGACTTTAAACCTGACTTTGGCATCCCTTGGGTTCCTAACCCGCCTGACTCCGTACTGATGAGTTGGCCCAAGGAGAAGCTGGCTGACTACCTGACCTTCCGTGAGCAACGAAACCATGATGCCTTGATGAATCCCGTTGGTGCCGGCTGGATCCTCCCGTCATGGCAGACTATGATGAAGAACTGGGACAAGTACACGAATCACGTCATTTTGGGTGGCAACCGTTGCGTCCGAGGTGACACTTTGATTTACGATCCTGTTCTCAAAATTAAGCGCAGGATCGATAGCATCAAAGGCGACCACCACGTTTATGCATGGGGTGGATCTAAGCGAGTAATAGCAAAGGCTCAACAGCCTTTCCAAAAAGATCTCGGTATGATGGTGGAAGTCGGCCTTTCAACTGGTCAACGATTTGTAGCCGCTCTTGAGCATCGAGTACTTTGCTCAGACGCTGTCTGGCGACCCGTTTCAGAACTCCGAAAAGGATTCGCACTTTTCCATCCTCAGACCATTTTGGGCAACGGCCTTTTAGATCAACAGCAAGATGTTCAGCATTTGATCCAAACAGGACAAGGTTTGAAAGCCGATTGTCATCCTTTTTGCCGTTTATATGATGCACCACTTCCTGCGGATCGAGAAATCGTTCAAGATGTTTCTCCATCACAAGGCGATGCTCCTGGATGTATTTCTCTTTCCGGTAATAGCCGTTATTTGATTTCAAACGACGCGCTTCGTTCACTCGTTGGCATTCGGGATGGTCTGGTCGAAAAAGGAAAACGTATCCGTTCCTATCTTGGATCCGCCCTCCTTTCCATTCAGGATGTCCTTCACCAGACCTTGGTCCGGTCCGCTGGCATTTTATCCCGTGCTTTTTACAAACCTTGTAAATCAGCTTGGGTGTTATCCGATCATCCAGAGTTTTCTGTAGCGTGTCAGAAATCTCTTGCTGGGTCTTTCCTTCAAAGATCCAAAGACGGATCTGTTCTACTGGATACTGAATTTTGTTATGGAGTGGCATACGTTACCCATATTCGCTTGGCGGGAATCGCTGTCAAGTGGGATATGACTGTTCCCACCTACGGGAACTATGAGGCAGCAGGAGTCGTACATCATAATTCAAGCAAGAGCATGATTGCCTCCCGGCTGTGCGTATGGGCGGCTGGCACAATTCCCGGTGCAGAAGTCCGCGCCTACCATGTCAACGAGGACAGGTCTATCGAGGACCAGCAGCGCATGATCTGGGACGCCTTGCCTCACGGCATCCGCACCCTACCCACCAAGAAGGGACTGAACCACAGCGTCCAGTACTCGCAGAAGAACGGGTTCACTGACAACATCTGCATCCTTCCTCCCGTTAACGGATTTCGGCGTGGAGGAAGCATCAAGTTCAGCAACTACCGATCCTACCAAGCTGACGCACAGGTCGCCGAAGGCTTTAAAGCCCATTTGATCTGGTGTGACGAGGAATGCCCTCAAAAGATGTTTGAGACCCTGCAATACCGCACAACGGACTACCACGGGCGCATCATCCTGACGTTCACGACCCTGACTGGCTGGACGCCGCTTGTGCAGGACATACTTGGCAAGACTCGCACCCTTGAGAAACGATTCGCCCCACTAGTCGGTCGTGAGCTTCCCGTCGTCCAAGAGTCCCTGTCCCGCCCCGGCACCATCATCTATTACTTTTGGACAGAGGACAACAGCTTCATCGACACGTCCGACTTCCGAAACAAACTGCTAGGCCGCGCCAAGGATGAGGTGTTTGCCCGCGCCTACGGCGTGCCTACCAAGAGCATGACCAGCGTCTTTCCCGGCTTCAACAAGGAGGTCAATGTCATCCCGCACGAGAAACTCCCTTGGATTAACAACGTCGATTACAATGTAACACGCTACATGGTCCTTGACCCTGCCGGGTCCAAGAACTGGTTTATGCTGTGGGTTGCCATTGATGCCGCTGGTACCTGGTGGGTCTACCGCGAGTGGCCAGACTACGACGACTGGGCATTACCCGGCACCGGCCCAGAAGGCAAAGCAGGCCCAGCCCAGAAAGGTTCCAAGAAAGGCATCAATGATTACGTCGAACTGATCAAGAACTGCGAGGAAGGCGAAAAGGTCTTTGAGAGGTTTATCGATCCCCGTCTTGGCGCCGCTGAACGGCAAGCCGCCAACGGTGCGACAACCATTATCAGTGAACTCGACGACGCCGGCATGGTCTTTCTCCCCGCCCCTGGCGTTGAGATCGAGAACGGTCTACAGCTTATCAACGGACTACTGTCCTACGATGAGAACAAACCTCTCTCATCCCTGAACGGACCCAAACTTTATATCAGCGAGCGTTGCCAGAACCTCATCTACGCTATGCAGGAATACACTGCAAAGGGCGGAAAGGAAGAAGCCAGTAAAGATCCAATCGACTGTTTGCGCTACCTGCTCGTATCACAATGTTCATTCGTAGATCCCAACGTGAATGAAAACATTGACGATAGAACTTGGAGTTATTGATTGCTTGATTTATTAAAATGCTACATTAGTGCTCGCATAAGCCTATGAGTTCTATTGACGGCAACGCCAAATCTATGACTTCAGACCCAGGCCTGCAATTGGCACCGGCTGAAAACGAGGGACCGAGCTTCAATCTGCTGAAGAAAGCCTTTGAAGATTGCGTGCGTGATAATCAGCCGTTTATCGACCAGTGCAGGCTCAACTACGAGACCCGTTACGCTATCTGGAACGGCCAATCCGCTGATGGCAAGAAGCATTCCCGTGAAGGTAGCAAAGTAACTCCCACGCCTTGGGATGGCGCCAGTGATCTCCGTGTCTTCCTCGTTGATAATATCATCAACAAGAAGGTTGCGATGAAAGGCATGGCGTTCAAACGCGCCAATCTCACTGCTGTTCCGATTGGTTCCGAGGACGGTTCCCGCAGTCAGCTTGTCAGCAACTTTATGCGTTGGATGATCCAGACGCAGATCCCCGAGATTGAGCGCGAGATCGAGATGTGCGCTAATTTCATGGATGAGAAGGGCATTGCTGTCATGGGTCAGTTCTGGGAGAAGCGTAAAGAAAAGGTAATGATCAGCGTCCGTGCTCAAGACCTGCAAGAGCAGTTCCCCGCCATCGACATCATGGCCCTTCTGGAGGACAAGGGCGCGGCTGATGACCTTAAGGACATCTTTGTCCAGCAGTACCAGTGCTCCAAGGGTAAAGCCAGCAAGATGCTCCGCGAGTTGCGCGAGACGGGTGAGACCACCGTTCCCATGGACGGTCCAGAGCGGTCCTACCCAATCATCCGCGCCTTCAACCTGGACGAACACGTCTTCATCCCATCGTTCTCTACGGATCTTGAGCACACGCCCGGCATTTACCGCGTAGAATACTTTACCGCCGAGCAGTTGCGTGCCCTCGTGCAGACCGACAACTGGGATGAGAAGTGGGTCGAGGCTTCTATCCAGAAAGTTCGCGGCCAGCTGATCACCATCAGCCCTAGCGAGTATCTCCAGCCCATTAGCCGCTCCTTCGTCTACACTCAGCAGCGGTTCACTGACCGCATTGGCGTCGTGTACGCTTATCAGCGGCTCTCCGACGAGGATGGCACCCCTGGCATCTACTGCACCATCTTCAACCCAATGCTTCCCGGTGATCAGAATCACGACGGGTACGCTAAAACAGGTCTTCTTGGCTACGCTCACGGTGAATATCCGTTTGTCCTCTACCGCCGCGAGTACCTGAGCCGCAAACTGCACGATTCTCGCGGTCTTCCTGAGCCGGGTAAGCCTTGGCAGGACCAGATCAAGGCCCACAAGGACAGCCGCATTGACGCGGCCTCCCTTGGCATCCTTCCGCCCATCTGCTACCCGCAAGGTCGTCCTCCGGGCCGCTGGGGTCCAGGTGCAATGATCTCCGAGCGGCGTCCTAACGAGTATCATTACGCGGATCGCCCAATCCCCGACATGAATACCAACACGTCCGAGTCGTTGTTGGAATCCTCGTTCAAGGAGTACAATGGTTTTGCCTCCCGCGAGGGCGATCCCGCCATCGACCCCATCTACAATCAGTTTGAGGTCGATAAATTCCTCAGTTGCCTCGCCCGGAGCTTCCGCCAGATCTGGAAGCTCTACAAGCAGTACGGCCAAGACGAGGTTATGTTCCGCGTCATGGGCGTCAAGGACGTGAACCTTCAACTGTTCAACAAGGGCGACATCAACGAGGAGTTTGACTTCTACCTTTCGTGGGATGTCCAGTCCACCGACTTCAAGCGCATGAGCGAGAAGTGGACCGCTATCATCCAAGCCGCCCAGTCCCTCGACCGCGACGGTATCATTGACTATTCCGCTCTCTGCACGGCGTTCATCTCAACTATCGACCCAAACATCGCCGAGCGCATCATCCGCCCAGTCCAGCAAGGCCAGCAGAAGCTGGTCGAAGAGGAACAGAACGATCTTACGCAGATCTTCGCCGGCATCTCCAAGAACATCAAGCCAGGCACGCCTCCGCAGCTTGGATTGCAGGTTATGGAGCAATACTTGCAGCAGCCTGACATCCAGCAGCGGTTTGCCCAAGACCAGTCGTTCCGTGACCGTCTGGAAACCCGCAAGAAACAGTACGAGTTCCAAGTGCAGCAACAGCAGAACGCTGTTATTGGTCGCCTAGGTGCCGCCATGCCCAATCCGTCCGCAGCTAACGCATCCTAATGAAGAAACGTCGCGATCCTCACCAAACTTCGACTGAAAAGTTCTCCCGGCTGCGTCATGCCATGTTTAGCCTCGTAGGGAATGACAACTTCCAGGACTTCATTGAGGAATTGCGCGAAATGCAGCATTCCACGATGATCGACCTCTGCTCTGATGCCGTCGTACAGAATGACCGAATGACTCTGGCTTCTACTGGCGAACTGCGGGCATACTCCCAGATTATTGCGCTGTATGACGACTTTGTTCAGCAGCAATTGCAGCAAGCTGAAGCCGACGCAGAAGAACGTGCCGTTTGATACGTTTAGTTTAAGCGTAACAATATTGAGCATTTATTGTTGACAGTAGGGTTAGTGGACACATTTGTACGAACACTTGGCATCCGCCATGTCCACAGCCCTTGGGGGCTATAATCCCATGTCTAACGAAACAGTCGAATCCGCTCCTTCACAGCCAGCCGAAGTATCCAATACTGAAGCAAAAAGTGATGCACCGAAGAAAAGCAATCTGAGTGTCGCTCAAGCAGCGCAACGACTCCTTAACATCGAGTCGGAAAACGCAAAAGCTCAACGACCGACTGAACAGGCTGCTGAGACGCCGGCCCAAGCGTCAGATAATTCAGTCAACCCAGACGAAGCTTCCGCCGAGTCTGCCGAGCCGAGCCAAGAGGCGGAAACGCCCGAAGGTGAAGCTGATGTTCCTTCTCAAGATATTACACCAGAGCTTCAGAAGAAAATCGACAAGCGTATCGGCAAAGAGGTCGCGAAACGCAAAGCTTTGGAGTCTCGATTGGCGCAGTTGGAAGCACGGATTGGAGAGCAAGCAAACTCCCCAGCCCAAGCTGAACAACCCGCGCAAAAGGCCGCACCGGCTCAGATGCCTGCAAATGTGCCACTGGCCCAGATCGATGACTTCCAATCACTGTCTTCCTTACAGCAGCAGGCCAAGGAAGCGAAACGCTTTGCCCAGGATCAACTGGACCGCGATGACTTTGAGCCGATTCAGATTGGCGATACTGTGCTGGGACGGAGTGAATTGAAAGCAATCCTGCGTAATGCAGAGAAAACTCTCGATGATGACATTCCAGCCCGCTCACAGTTCCTGACGCAGAAGCAGCAGTCGCAGCAAGTCGCTCATCAGATGTTTCCATATCTGAAAGACAAGAATGCGCCTGAGTACGTCCTCGCCCAGCAAGCATTGTCACAGATGCCCTGGATGAAGAACCTGCCCAATGCGGATTGGATTATTGGAGTGCAGATCGAAGGACTCCGGTCCCTAGAAGCCAAGCAGAAGTCTGCCAAAACAGACGGGAAACCCAAAACTGCCATGAGCAATCGCCCTCCATCCAGTCAAACAGTAGTTTCTTCTAACGGTGGCGATGTTCGTATGGCGTCAGCGGCTAAGTCAGCCAATCAGATTGAAGCTATGCGGTCTCAATTATCTAAGAAGGGTGGCATCACGGCAAACGAAGCAGCAGCCTTTCTGCTGGCTAAGGAAAAGGCAAAATTTAACCGTTAAACTCGTTATACTATCATGGCTCTCTCTACTACTTACAACGTCGCCGGTGATCGCGAAGATCTCACGGACTTCCTTACTATCCTCGCACCCGAGGACACTCCCAAGATTTCGACCTTCTCGAAAACGAAACGCATGACGAATGCGTATCAGGAATGGCAAGTGGACAGCCTTTCCGCCGTCAGCTTTGGTGGCGTTCTCGAAGGTCAAGACGTCCTCGCCTTCTCCAATCAGGCCGTCAATCGCGCTCGTCTGGGCAACTACGTCCAGCAGTTCCGCGAACAGTGGATGGTCTCCCGCCTCCAAGAGGCTTCCGACGTTGCTGGCGTGTCCAGCGAAGTCGCGAATGCCAAGATGAAGGCGATGCGCGAGATCAAACGCGACATCGAAGCCTGTATCGGTTCGGACAACGACCGCCAGCAGGAAGCCCCGCCGGCGCCTTACAAGGCCCGCGCTCTTGGCAAGTGGATCAGTGCAACTCCTGGTTCCGACGTTCCCGCTGCGTTCCGTACTCCTGCGGCCAACATCGACACCACGGCCACTGGTTCCCTGTCTGAGTCGGCGTTCAACGACGTCTTCCAGTCGATCTTCCAGCAGGTTGGTGGTCGCCGCTCCTACACGCTGTTTGCCGGTCCCTCGCTCAAGCGGGCGATCAGCAAGTTCCAGCGTTCTGAAGGCAGCTCCGGCACGACCAAGACCTACCAGGTCATGCAGAATGCTGACGAGCACCAGATCGACCTCGATGTCACCATGTACGTTGGTGACTTCCACACCGTTACGATTGTCCCTGACTTGTTCAACGGCATTCTTGATGGCGGCGATCCCTCGACGACGACCAACCAACAGAAGGCTCGCGGTTACGTCATCGATCCTGAGCTTGTCGGTATCGGCTATATGCTGGGTATCGAGTCGAACGAATTGCCTGATCTTGGTGGTGGTCGTCGCGGGTTCATCCTCGCCGCCCTTACCCTGATGGTCAAAAACCCACTTGGTCTCGGCAAATTCGCTGGCACCAGCTAAACCACATCCCTTAACTAAACAAGGATACTACCATGGCTGATACAGCAGTAACCATTACCCGCGCCGACCTCTCCCAGCTTTCGCTGCAAGAGCAAGCTCGCGGTTTCTCCAACAAGTTCCACGTTGATTACCCTGACGTCGCTCTCGGGACCGGTGCATCCGATACCGTGACGCTGACGCTCGGTACGCTTCCGTCGAACTTCGTCATCAACAATGCGCTGGTGAACATCACGACTGCCTTTGCGGGCACGACGGCGTTCTC